CTAAATCTGCTTGATCCTTGAGATTAATAAGGATACGTTCTTTTTTTGCGTCGAGGTTATGTACCTCTTGAATGCTCGTAGTCATTCTAATCTCCGTTATAAAGTGTTTGGAAATTGGTTTCTTTCTCACCGTAAGTCAGCGTTTTAAGGCATCGTTACAGTAATTTGTGCAGAAGCACAAAATACTAACAATTGATAATACCATATATCAGGTTATAAACCTTGTCAAGTTTTCTCCTATACGGTTTTCACTAAACTTAACATAATCCTCATCAATATCATATCCAATATACTCCCATCCCAAATTAACTGCTGCTACTGCTGTTGTACCAGTTCCCATGAAAGGATCAAGAACTGTTCCTGTAGTTCCTGTCAGTTTAAGACAATCCTCTACTAATCTAACTGGAAAAGTGGCAGGATGCTTACCTCTTAAATCTTTACTATTCACTGTTTCGTATGGTATGAACCAACAATTACCCTTATCTCTTAAATTAGGTTTAGTTTTTATTGTATTTTTACCACGAATATTTGCTTCATAATATTCGTATGGAACTCCTACCGATAACCTATCAACATTTACGTTACCATCTTTAGTAAAATGAAATAGATGTTCCCATGTAGGACACAAATATCTTTTACTGTTAATTGGTTTAAAGTGTCCACTGGTCTTATCATTTACATGTATAGATTTAACCCAATTGATATGATTCTGTAATAACCAATTATTTCTAATTACTAAACCAACTTCCATACCAATCCAAGGGTCTACATTAGAGTAACCCATGTTAACAAACAAATGTCCATCATCTTTAAGAACACGTTTACACTCAACAAATATATCCTCTAACCATTTAAGATACTGTTCTCTTGGTTTCTTATCTTTATACTTGCTATATTTAATATTCAGATTGTAAGGTGGAGAAGTAACGACAGCATCAATAGACCTGTCATCCAATTCTTTCATTCCTTCTAAACAATCACCCAAATAAAACATCTCTATCTCCAAATGGAATTGATCCTTTATTATATTGTGTAAGATCAGATCCTTTAACAAATCTTACTCTTACTTCTGGAAATGATACAACATCAGTAAAGATATAAATCATATTCATTGCATGTTCCCATAATTTCTGTTCATCAACTGATCTACCTGCACCTAACATTACACTAGGACAAAACTTAGCACCACCTTTAGTAAAGCATTTAGCATCATACAATTGACCTGGAATATTTTTGTTTATATGATCATACCCTTTACCATCTTTAAATTCTAATCCATCATACCATTCTTCTAACTGAATTTCAAGAAATCCAGATGCTCTTCTACCATCAGTAAATAACTTATTTACTTGTTCCTGTGATAAAGTCCCAAATGATGCAGGACAATGAAAAACATCTGTCTTGCCCAACTCAATTGCTTTCATAAAATAGAACTACTCTCCAATAATATCATAGCATAAAAAAGGGACTCAATTGAGTCCCTTGTAATAAAACGTGATATGGTTTGGAACCATTAAATCACATCAAATTCGTGACTTGAACACGTCTGTAATAGCGGTTGCTATTAACGTGAAGACGACCCAAACCTGCGTTAGCACCTTCGGCGAATGGGTTTGCAACCATGCCATATCTAGTCTTAAATCCAATTTTTGGTTGAAAACTATTCTCTCCAACTGCACGAACCATCTGTAAAGGCACGTAGGGACAATAAAAGAGACCAGCATCATAAGGACTAGAACCCTTATAACCAACAACATAATACTGATTACCACCAGTGTTAGATGAGGTTAGATTAGCCGAATAAGGATCAATATAAACTCTGAACTTACCGTTAATCGTACCAGCAAATGTATTACCAGTATCATCAACATTCAGGTTGGCGTTAAGTGCTGGAGTATAATCCAGAATGCCAGCCATCGTAAGTGCGGAAGCAACGTCTGCGGAACACAGAACCATGTTGCCCTTTCCTCTACGAGTTCTTTGGGCGATTGCGTTAGCATCTCGTTCGATCTGGAATAGAAGTCCTTTGAACTTCTCAACAGACCATCTACCATTGGAATCGACATCCAGGTCGAATTTACCAGCGGTAGCTGTGTTTGAAACAGCGCCTTGCTCAGCAACCTTGTAGATTGTTCTGATAACTTCTCTATTGATTTCCGCGAGGATTTCAGTAGAAAGAATGTTAGCAAGTTCTGCTTCTGCGTTAAGACCGTGAATGGCCTTAAGATCTTGAGCCAGTTCTAAACTGTACTCAGCTTTCAGTGCTCTGGACTTAGCTGTAACAGTGACTTTCTCGATAGAGAATGCCATCTGGTTAAAGGCGTTATCGCCAGTACCTTCAAGATTCTCAGCGTCACCTGTAACCATCCCCTGACCGACATCATATGCCGTGGAAGTAGCACTACCAACAGGGTTTAGTACACCAGGATTGGATCCGCTCTGAGCGGTAGTACCAATACCAGCGTCGATATCACTCATACCTGCAGTAAGGTCAAAGCCCTTATTCTGGCCAGAGTATGCTGTATCTACTTCATCGTAGAATGTTTCAGCACCCGACTGATCGGTATAACGTGAACGCATTGCGAAGATCAGTCCAGTAGGACCGTTCATCGGCTGAACGCCAGCTAGGTCATAAGCGACCAAATTTGGCATAGAACGTCTAATCAGTGAGATTAGAACGGGATCGAAACCAGCGACTGGACCAGCAGCGGTTGCACCACCACTAAATCCACCACCTGCACCAGCTGCGTTACCGCTGTTGGTAGGGGTTTCCATCAGGTTGATACCTGAATTAAAAGCTTGCTCCTCAGATAGGAACTTTTCTTGGTTTTCTAACAGGACTGCGGTTACTGCTCTACGGTGAGTATCCTTGATTGGATCAAGACCCTCATAATCGAGAAGTGGACTCCACTTTTCCTGCAGATGTTCGGATTGGAACATTTGCGTTTACCTAATAATTGTGTTTGTTTGAATTGATATTAAATTCACTTGCTAAAAGCGCCAAGTGTCTTAAGATAAGAATCCATACTACCTGTTACAGGAGTAGGAGTACTATCTACACCCTCAGAAAGGGTTTCTTGGGATGATGTTTTAGCTACGGGAGATCTGGAGAAATACGACTCCTTAAGAACTTCCAGTTTTTCACGATATTCTACTTCACTTTCAAACTCCACACTTTCGGAAAGTGAGGCGAGCTTCTCTTTCTGTGTAGCTGCTAGGCCTTCAGAAACTTGATCAAGAATATTGCTGGCAACAGACTCACCGAGTCTCTTGTTTAAACCAACGTTCTTCTCAATTTGCTCATTGAGTTTGGTCTCCATATCATCTAGTTTTTCTACCATACTCTCAAGTACATCATATTTTTCTTCAGGGATTGTTACATAATGTTCTTCAAAAAGACCCCTCATTCCTTCAAGGAACGATTCGGTCATCTCAGTCTTGAGACCATGTTCGATAGCGAGTTGATTTTCTGTCATCCATTCTTCAGAAACATACTCAAGGTATGAATCAACACGCTCTTGAAGAGATACCTTCATCTCCTCAACTTCTTCTTGAAGCTTCTTATCGTATTCAGCTTCAACGGTTTCTCTAATTTCAGAAACCTTAGAAGAAATGGCGGCTTCAAAAATAACTTTTGCTTTCTCTCTAAACTCTTCGGAGAGTTCTTCTCCACCTAGAAGTGCGTTAACATCTTCTTCAACGTTAACACTATTATCTTCTTCTACTGTTTCTTCAACAACAGTATCAACAGAATCTTCAGAAACAATTTCTTCCTCTTCAATTACCTCATCGGTAACTTCAGTTTCTTCTTTTTTCATCGAATCTCCTGCTTGAGCTCCTTTATTGACCACATCCTTTACAGTTTTGATCTTGGGCTCTTTAAGTTTGGCGGAATCATCATCTGGCTTGTAATTTTCAGGGGTGGGTCCACCGAGATCTTCCCAAGTTGCCTGGGAGGTATCGATAGGATCTCCTGGTTTTGCGTTAGCATTCACAGCAGTTTTAGATTGCTCCATTTCTTGTAAATCTCCACGAGACATTTGAACTCTCCGGTTAACCTTTTATGATTTATATTTATTTATAATAAGTAGCCTTTATAGACTATTTAAGAAGTTGTTAAAAATATTTAACTTCTGCTCATCAAGTTGTTTTTGATCAATCAAAGTGTTGATCGTTTTGTATGTTTTGGTTGCCATCCTTTCACGTAGAATGCCGCCATCCCACACCCAATCCTTTCCTTCCATAATACCCTCAACAAAGGCATCAGGAGCAGAAGGATCAGCTACAATATCAGCAGCTGTTGAAAGCATGAAATCTTCACCAACGATGTTTACACCTTCACGGGTTGCTTTTAGAGAACCAATTCCTCTAGAAGAAACTCCAAGTCTAACACCTTCACTGATAAGTGATTCAGCAATTTTACCCATTGGTGTGCTAAGGATCTTAGCCTTACCAATAAAATTCGATCCACTCTCTTTTAAAGATACGATTTTATGAGATACCCTATCAAGATTAACAGTAGGACCATCGGGATGACCCAATTCTCCAAGAGCTCTTCCTGATTCAATATTAGATTCATTATATCTGGCCACCTCTTTACGAAGTGTTTCCATTGGATACATTCTACCATTACGATTTTGAATATTTCCTTGCAAGAAAACTCCCTCAATATAGAGAGCCTTTTTACCGTTCCTTTCCTCAACGATAAATTCTACTTGCTCAATTTCTTCTCTAATTAATTTCATCAGGCGTCTCCTGAGACTTGAACTTTTTGTAAAAAAACATTACCACTATTATTCTTAACAGCAATTTTAAATGAGCGTCTCAATTGAGCCCATAATGAATCAAGAAATCTTGTTTCACTTACGGAGCTATTTATAATTTTATAAGGGCTACTCTTCCTCTCCACCATCACCAGAATCTAAATTGATATCACTATCCAAATCCGCAGAAATTTCTTCTGGACTATCATCTACATCCAAATTAACATCCTGATCAAAAATAGATGATGCAACATCTGGTCTGATGGATTGAATCCTCTCAGAACTCTTATTGTAAAGAATATCTTTAATCATATCACTTGCTTGAGATGGTGATTTATCTGTTACAAGCAAATCCATAAGCTCATCCATAGTCAATAAAATAACATCACCCCTATTTAGTCAAATTTAAAAGAATTAAATTTCCCCACCTTTAGGTAGCTTTATCTCTGTTGCTGAGTTATCTAGTTCAGGATCTTGCATATTTGATATCGAATCTTCTCCCATTTCCTCTTCCATATCTGGCATAGGAGCTAATGGATCAATAGTAATTCCATTTTCAATCTCTAAAGCGATCAATTTATCCTGCTCAATAATTTCCTCATCAGTTTGACGAAGAATTTTTCTCCTCACATAATCAGCAGAATAATATCTACCAACATAAGGATCAGCAATAACAGCTAAATTAACTCTTTCAGTCATTAACTCAGAATCCTTCATTTCAGCGAAATGATTATCATATAAGAAATCATATTGAATATGATCAGACATCATATCCCAGTCTTCTGGGGTTACAACATTCTTAAGAAGTAATTGTGTTCTTAGAATATCACTGAATAGATGAGAAAATCTCTTTCTCATTCTACCAACAAACTTACTAAATTTAATCTCATCCCTCATAATTTCTGAGGACCTACCAAGACTAAATCCACCAGAACCATCTACTCTGGACTCAGGAACATTCAATGATCTATAAAGTTTCTTTTGGAAATACTCAATATCAGCAAGTTCACCAAGATTTTGTCCACCCGGAAGTGTTGTAATTTCTGTTCCTCTACCACCTTCTCTACGTGGCAGCCAGAAATCTTCCATCATGGACATAAATTTCTTATCATCTCTAATTTCACCAGTATTGGCATCATACACCAACTTGTTACGATAACGATTCATAACATCACGAAGGTATTGTTCTGCCTTCATCTTAGGAAGATTACCAACATCAATATAGAAAATTCTACGTTCTGGTGCTCTTGATAGTCTGTAAATGACAAGACTATCCTCAATCATCATCAACTGATTGATTGGTTTAATTGCTTTATGTAACCAGGAAAGTGTTGATCCCTTATTTCTATCTACAAGACCCGATGTACAATAAGTAACGGAATCTCTACTCATCCTAACACCCTTCTGAGCAGAAGGTGAACCAGACCAATTAGGGCTACCACCACCCTTATTAAATGTTTCTGGATTATATAAAAAATACTCTTCTATTTCAGGAAAATCATATGTAGATGGATTCTCTTGATTTGCAAACTGATTATCACTATTGGCCTTCTTCTTCATCTGACGTATAAAACGCATCTTCGATGCATCAACGTACCTCAACTCCTGAATACCATCATGAGGATTTTTCTGATCAATTACTTTGTTGTAATAAAGTCTACCGTCAATATACCAATTCCTAAAAATTTCATGAGACTTCTTATCAAAGTCAAGAAGCTCAAGAATGTATTTAAATTCTTCTCTAATTGTTTTTTTGATATTATCACTAGCGTTCAAATTAGACAATTCAATTTGAACTGGAGTATCATTTGTATCTGATACAATTGCTTCATTTACGATATCTTCAATAGCGCTATCACATTCTGGATAAAGCGCCATTTGACGATATCTTCTTATTAAATCATTCTCTGTTTTATATACACCTTCAATATCTATATACGAACCAAAAAATCCAGAACTAATATAATTCTCCGACCCATCCTGATTATTAGGGGGGACCGGAGATACTATACCTGGTGATTTATTTTCAGTATCCTCAATTGAAAAACCAAACAACCGTGCCATATCAATATTCTACTTAGAATTTTACCTAAAGGTATTTATCAGCTAATTAGAGTCTCTGTTGGAGAAGCTGCATTAGACTGAAGTGAATTACCAACAGTAAAGTACTGAAGAGCGAAGTCAACAGTAAAGTCTTCTATAGTATCACTTTGTTCATAACTTAAATCAATAGCACTTATTGATGTTGGGAAAATATCATAGAACTTATAAGTTCTAAGTATAGAACTTTGACCACCATCATTAGTAGAAGAATTCATAGTAGCTCCTCTACCAAGTTGTTGAACATAAGCATCTGTCATATAAGAAGATGGATTAGCAACACCAGTGTTGTCATCCAACTTACTCATAATATTTGCCCACTGTTCAAAAGCGGTTCTCAGTCTGAAATTCTCATCATTAATAATAGTAACTGACCAAGGATCGAATGTCCTATCTCCAGCTACATGTAATTGTCTTCCTCTAAAAGGTACTGTAACATCTCCAATATTTGAAGATGGTAGTGAAGCTGCTTTACATAAAAATTTAAAATCACCATTCTCGCTACCATCACCAGTACCCCAAGCATCAAATACTGAAGATGGGAAACTGGGAATGGATACTTCAAATAGATTAGATCGGGCTCCACCACCCGATAGTTTTGATTTAAATTGTGAAAGGGTTTTTGTTTCAGCCATTTTTTTTAAGATCCTCCTATGGTTTTAGATATAAATCAAGCGGTACCTACAACTTCCTGGAAGCTGATACCAGTTCTGGTAGCAACAAAGGAAAGAGTAATGTAGTTAATTGACTTGGTTGGCTTCATGAAAATATCAGCTCTGAATTCATTGTTATCAACAACATCAGGAGTATTATTTGATTCATCACAAACTACTAGGAAATCATAAATTCCTCTCTTAGCTTGAACATCACGAAGATAAGGTTCAACAATGTTAACAAAGTTTGATCTTGTATTAACATCATTTAATTCAAACAATTGAGCATTAGCAGCACCTTCAAGTGCCTGCTCTACTGTAAGGAACAACCTTCTAACATTGATTCTATCAAAAGATGAAGCGTATGCAAGGGCTGTTTTATCACCAAATAAAGTAATACCACTACCTTTTTGGGTAACGATGGAATTAACTCTAGCTGAGTAAAGTTTATCTCTTTGATCTTTATTTGGATTATAAGATAACTTGATAGCGTTATTGAGAACACCTCTCGATGTACCTGCTGGTGAATACCAAGGATAAGCATCTATAGTAGTTCTAACCATCATACCAGCTATATCACCATTACAGGGAATATAACGGAATTCATTATTAAATCTATCATAAGTATACTTATAACCACTATCAAATACAGCGTAAGATGAAGAAGAAAGTGGACTAAAGAATCTTAATATATTATTTGTTTGTGTAGTTGAATTAGTTACAGTAACAACATTTTCTCTATGAGGTGAAATAGTTGCTATACAATCTTTTCTACCTTCAGCCAATGAAATCAGATGATTTGCTTTAGCTTGTGATTCAGATTCTTTTACAAGACCTGGACCCATAATAAGATAATCAATAGCTATTTCATCTTTATTAGAGAATAAATCATATGAAGTTACCAAACTAGCAAGAGATGCTTCCATTCCACCAGTAGCGGAATAATCTACACCACCTGTTAATGTATAAGATACATTTCCAATACCACTGAATGATACCCCTTGAGCATCTTGTCCCCATACACCTGCACCAGTTGTAATAGGAGTAAAGTTAGCTGAGAATCCACTTGCTAATGGTGCGGTATTCCATTGAGTATCTACAGCCTGTGATGGATTATATCCAGCGTAAATATACTCAGAATTTAATGCTAATGAATCCTTGTAATAAGTTTTACGTGGAGAATCGCCATCAGCAAGAGCATCAGATGCTTTAGATAAGAATGTATGCTTCTCTAAAACATTTCCTTGAATACCAGTTACATCACCACTATCATCAATAACAACTACATGAAGTGAATCATTACTACCACTTCTAGAATCGGAATAATTACTAGTTGATGGTTTCTGTGCAACACTCTTCCAATATACTGTAGAATTTGTTAATCCTAAAGTTTGTGCATCATACCAATCAACAACAGTAGTTGCAGAAGAAGCTGTAGCTGAACTTAATCCGGATGTATTTTTGAACCACAAAGTATTCGTGGTTTCAAATGATTTTCCAGAATCATTCTCGGTATATGTGATTGGATAATCTGTTCCTGCTGTAGATACCCTAGAAGTAATTTTTACATCTATTGTACTCTTACCATTAGTAGCATCAGTACTAACACCAGTAATGATACCTTTGAGATATCCACTAAATTCAGAAGTACTTCCATTACCAACTACAACTACATTTGTAAGTGCTTTAGTTACACCACCACCAACAGTAGCACCAATACCAGATGCATCGGTAGTAGCAATACTAATAGTTTGATCACTTGCATTATCAATAACACAAACTTTTAATTTATTTGACCAGGTTCCTGGATTTTTAGCTGCAAAATAGAATGAGTCATCCGTAGTATGATTGGATTGATAATCATCATAATT